CACTAGCTTGCTGAGCTTGCTGATTAGAGTTAGTAATGTTAATAACTGGAGCTGGAGCTGCAGCAGGAGCTGCTTCTTTATCTCCTCCACCTAATAGTGTAGTTAACCATACACCACCGGCAGTAACTACAGTACCTAATACACCGACCACAGTCTTCTTAAGACTTGACCAGGTTCCTTCTTGTTCTTGTTCTTCTGACATAATATTCTATTTTATAATTATTGGATGTTTTACTTCTTTACCGTTTATATCTATAAAGATAAGGTCATAATCTTGCTTAGCCAGCTGCTTAAGATCAAATACTTTTTTAGTTACTTCTTCTGTAGCAGTAAAGCCTTCTTTCTTAACAGGTTCATCTTTACCAAAAGGTATAATCAATACAGAGTATTTAGCACCTACAGTGGTAGCAAACTCAGCTGTAACAATATTACCACTTTGTGTAATAGATTTAATACTTGTAGATGTAGACTGTACGCCTAGATTAATAGGTGTAGGATCTTCTAATTCTATTTTAGTACAAGAGTATATTACAAAAATTAATATAAACAACAAGTATATACCTAGTATTTTATTTGTCTCTTTCATGTTAAAAATTATTATAACCTGTTAATTTAATTTGAGTAGAGTTAAGATTGATATCTAACTGATTTCCTTTCTGATCTGCAGCATCCATTAATTGGCTAACTCTTACAGATGTAAGAATGTCCACACCGTTACCAATCGTTGTAAACTTAAGTTTAAAAGGAATTTTAGTTCCAGTGATAGACTCAGTATTGTTCTTGTCTAATGCACCAAACTTAACACGTCCGTCTTTAGAGCTAGCAAACACATACCAAGTGTTTGGTACGTTAGCTAACAACTCTTCAAACTTAATTTTAGTAGGATCAAATGTAAATTCAAACTGAAGACCACTTACTGATCCACCTTTAGTATCCACTGTAACAGGAATTTCAATACTATTGGATGTCACTGTAAGGTTTACAAGGTTAACATCAATAGATTTTACATTTGTATTAGTATTAATATTAGTTCCAGTGCTATTAGATTGTACAGCCATAGTTCTAAATGCTGTATTAGTAGCTAAGCTATTAACAGCGTTAGTTTGTACAGTTGTAGTTCCACCTGAACTAGTAAGAACTTGTGAAGAGTGTGATCTATTTACATCACCCCATAAAAGATATTTAAGATCTAATATAGCATTAGTACCAGGAGTTCCAGTTTTAAAGAACGTTCTTGGTACTGTAATACTTTTCCAGTTAGATGCAGTGATAGCTCCCCAAGAAGAGTTAACTGAGGTGTTAAACTCAAATTCAGCTTTTAAAGAATAATCTACATTCTGACCGTTAACATTACGTATAGAAGATACATATAATGAAGTACCATCTTTTGCTTTAATAAGAGTGGACGGTACCGTATACACGGCCCAGGTAGCGTCTTGAGAAACATATTCAATAGGTCCTGTGTAAATATCAAAAAGTTGTACACTTCTAATAGTATTAGGTGCTACACCACTAGGAAACTCTCTCATGTCAATACGTAAAGTACTAGAAGACGAGCCTGGAGTAACATACGCCCATTCAACTTGACCGGCAAGTGTAGTAGCATCAGATGCTCTCCATGTAGGAAGAGACATATAACCTCCACTTCCTGCAGTGTAACCATTAGGAAGCATAAACAATGTATCTATACCTGCTACTTGTGAAAGCAATTGAGGAAGATCTCCTCCATCTATTGACTTATTACGATTAATGTCTGCAGCATATAATGACTGTCCAGTTTTAATACTCTGACCATTAGCTCCGTCCAGTCCCATAGATGTAAACTCACCTTGAGCTGTAGTAAAATCAGATATAGTAATTGCATTACCGTATATGTTATACAGTTTATCCATGTCATGCATTACACTAACCTCATACACTTTATTATCTGCTAAAGAAGATTGATTAATATCAACGTCTCCTGTAGAAGTAACAGGGAATAATATACCCTGGTTAGTAAGTGTATCTCTGAAAGAAACTCTTAAATTAGATATATTAAATAAGTTAGAGTTAAGATCTACCTTGGCTGATACATACTTACCAAAGTTCTGATTCATTACAACTGTTGTACTAAGTGGTGCTTCCATTATAGTATTGTCCCAGTTACCAGAAGCATTCCAACCAGCTACAAAGTTTAATCTAATAGGATTAAATGTATATGCTGTAGAATTAGCTTTAAGTCTAAATCTAATTCTAATAAAATCACTATATCCATTATAAGGCATAGCTGAATTAGTAGACCAAGTAAGGGTTGTTCTTAAAATAGCATTAGGTCCACCTGCACCGTTAAAAGTATAACTAGCATACTGATAGTTAGTAGTACCATTACTAGTATTATTAGCTGCAGAACCAGACGTTACTGAATTCCAAGTGTAGTTAGGATAATTATTAAATGATAACTGGATGTTAGATCCCTGTGGAAGAATACCACCGTTACCTCCAGTGCCGGTATGATTAACAGATACAAGCTCAAAATTCACTTGATCATACATGATATCAAATAACAACTGACGTGTAGTGTTGTTATTCATACCATTACCATAGATGATGTAATCAAAGGTGTCTCCTCTATTAAGAGAAGCTCCACCTATAGAAGTTGCAGCTCTAAACTTTTGTTGACCATAAGAAAATGTCACAAATGCTGTAAGAATTGTGACAATCAATAATAGTTTTTTCATTATAATAGTTTATTTACCAATGAAACAGAAGCTTTTTTCAAAGCAGAACTTAGGTTTTGTTGGTTAAACTTACCCCCTTCATCTACTAGAAGAGCTGACATTGATATTTCATCAGCAGATTCTTCTACAATAATTTTCTTTTCAAGCTTTCCCTCTTTATATAAAAGACCACGTAATCTAATGACGACTGACTCTTTGTTATTATGTAGTACAGAAAAACTAGATTGCGTCTTTAAAACATCTAAATAGATTATCTCTACAGATAATTTAAGATCAGCAGTCTTATCTAACTCATACTCTTTTTCTTGAAGTACTTCTTCTAGTACATTTTTTACACCAAATTCCAGGTTACGGTTACCAGCAAGAGTACCTACAACTACTTTATTACTAACAGAAGATATATCTATCTTCTTAGGTGCTTCATACCAGATATTACCTGGGTCATTTTTAAATCTACCATCAAAGGTCCAAGTAAACCAATTGGAAATAGCCAATGTCTTTTCATCTTGACCAGAGAAATGTAGATACACCATGTATAGTTGAAAACATAATGCAAATGCAATCCAAAGACCTACTAATCCAAAGAATAACTTTAGAATAAATTCCCCTACTCTATTAGAGTAATTAATAATTACTGCCCTCATACTTTCTTCTTTTATGAGAGCTGAGAGTTATTACCTCCCTTGCCCTCTGTATTTTTTAACGTGTTTCTGCTTTGGCCCACTAGTTTTACTGTGACGACCAAGCCTTCTTTTACCGAAGCTGATTTTTTTAGCTTCAGATCCTTTAGCTTTTGCCATAATTATTGGTTTTTATGCAAGTAATGCGTGATACTCTTTAAAATGCTTGATACGATCAGCTAAACCAATAGTACCACCGTTTACACGTTTGGTAATTTTGGTTACTACTTCTGTAGAAGAGCCAGTATCAGCAATAAGGTTAAGTCCATTCTTTTTCCAGAACCAAGCTGCAGATGCTAATGCATGTTTAGTAGATACTAAATCAGGATTAGCAAGGATATCATCAGGTACGGCAGCATCAAAAGCAGTATAATTTTGCTTACCCGTGAGCTGGATATAGCCTCTTCCACGAAACTTGAACCCCTCTCCTGATGTCTCAGGACCGTTACCCATTCTATTACCGTATACACGGTTAGCAATCTTTTCCGGTTTACGAGCATAAGCATCAGCTAGTGCTTGTGTAGGAAAGTATTTCTTAAAAATACCCATAAGACCCTTAGCTGAATAGTTAAGGTTTTCTTGAGTAAGTCTGAATCCCCCAGATTCATGACCACATTGAGCCAAGAAGTGAGCCAATCTCAATGGTGTATTAACACCAAAGCTTTCCATTACGCCAGGGATCTGTGCAATTACAGTATCCGGGACGTGTCCTTTTAATTTGTCTAAGTTCATATGTATAAGTGTTTACTACTTCTTCTTCTTAGGAGCAGCTTTAGGAGCCACTTTCTTAACTTCTTTCACTACTTGAGCAGCAACTACAGCCTTCTGTACCTTGCTACCAAATAAGAATTTCTTAACTAATTCAATAATCTTTTTCATACTATTTATTTTTTTTACCAATCTTCCAGTAAGTCTGGAATCCATAAGAAATATTTCCGTTTATATCAGATCCGGCTTTAAGCCCGTATATCTTATCTTTTTTAGTCTTTAGGATTAAACCTGCTTCTGCAGCTTGTAGTCCTAATGTTTGTGAAGTGGTAATACCACCTCCTACATACAATTGTGTTTTAGCTGGAGCCTGGTTAGTAACTGTTACTGTCTTAGTAACAAATGGAATCTTGTAGTCATACTTCCAAGATCTACCAGCTATTTTGTTTTCCCTGATACTGTCAGTAACTACAACATACCCAAGGGTATCAAGCTTTACACTGTCAACGTATATAGCTAATGCAGTGTACATCTTTACAAGATTGTCAAACTGTATCTTTAGAGCAGCATAATTAGTATCAGCTAAGTATTCTGTCTTACCAGCTATGAACAAACTATCATGAATAATTTGAGCCGGCAACGGTTTTGAATATATTAGACTATCCTTTTTAAACCAGGTAGTATCGTGTACTATCAAAGTGTCAGATGTTGGACGTTCTCCCCCACCTACACAACCCTTATTCTGTAAAAGAACAAATACTACTAGTACACCTATAATAAAAATGTATATCTTATTCATCGGTTTTCTTTTTAAATGAGAACTTATCTCCTGTATCACCAATCAAGGCTGCAATACAGATGTACATTACAGCGTCCACTAAAGCGTCAGATGGTTTAATATCACCATGACTAAAGCTGTTAGCAGTTAAAGTGACACATAGAAACAATGCACACATAAAACCTACCACTGGTTTAATAGAGGTAGATCCACGCTCATCTTTAAAAAGATCTAGGGCCCATTGTTTAAAAGTCATACTTAATTGTTTTTAGTTTTAAAGCTTTATCATCAGGTAGAACTGCTAGAACTTCTTGATACTCAGGAAGTTGTCTTGTAGGAGCTACCGGTGTTGATGCTGCTTTGAATAGTTGACGTTCCAAGTTATCAATCCTGGTCTTGTCTATATTAGACTGAGCCATTAACAACTTAACGTCAGCTTTTATTTCGTTTACATCATTCCAAATGAGTAAACTTACAAGAGAAACCAAGGATGGAAATATCCACACCTTAAAAGCTGCAATAGAACTGTTCTCTGTGGCCATTTAGATTCTATTTTAAAAGTTTAAACTCATAAACAGAACCTGCAGGTTTCTTCAGACTGATAGTCAACGTGTTAGGTACAATATTTCCTTTAGAATCTTTACGTACAAAGTAACGTAAGCCTGAAGGTTGAGGTACCACTGTTTGACCAACACCTGGAGCTACGTCTGCTGCAGGAATAACAATAGTATCAACTGGAGTTTTAGCTGTACTGGCAACAGACATCAATGTACCCGGAATTGGGAACCCTAGAGCGTCTTTTTGGGCATAAAATTTTTTAGCCATTTTATAAAGTATTTATATATAAACGTATAAAGTGTAGATTTTCTATAATCCCTACATTATAATATACAAAATATCCAGGAATTAACCTAGATTTGTGCATAAAACTAGAATAACAGATGGAAACAACAGCCTATGCCAACAAGCTTGAAAAAAAGCTAATCACAGAGTTTAAAGACCTGTTCTATGAAAAACTGGGATATTATCCCATTATTGTCAGTAGTTCTAAAGTTCAAGGGGATACATCTATTCCCATCATGAGTCTACAGAGTTTAAAAAAAATGTTTGATCCTTTCTTACCTAAGAAGTTCAATCAAACTATTCCTTTAGAGTCTAAGCTCAGAGAAAGAGATATTGTAGAACTCAGATCAATCTTTTGCCACATGGCTAGATCTATGAAGTATAACTTAACTGCTATAGGTGAGTTATTAGGAAATAGAGACCACACTACTATCATTCATAATGTTAATGCATTCAGTGACTTAGTAGAAACCAATGAGAGTTTTCGTTTAAAATATTTCACCATCCTTAAATACATCAGAGAGCAGCATGAGTCACCAACTATGGACAACACTAATCAAGTACAACGTAAGCCCCAATCAGATTTATTTTCTTGACTGTTGCAGAAACAGAATTAAGCCTACTGGTATAATAAACCAGGAAGCTGAAGCTAACATCTGTAGAGCTAAAGGATTTATAAATGATCAGGGACAACTGACAGAAAGAGCATTATTAATTTTAGATGAGTTTCAAACCTTTCTCCTCAAAAGTAAAAAGAAGGTTACTAGTGAAGTGCTGGGTGACCAGTTTCTTGATAAGATAAAGTACTATAGAGAATTATTTCCTAGAGGTACACTACCATCAGGAGCTGTATCTAAGCAAAGTGTAGCACAACTTAAAGATAAGTTTATCAAGTTCTTTCAAACTTATCCTGAGTATGAATGGCCCATAGTTCATTTAGCTACAGAGTATTACATCTTTGAAAAAGAGAAAGTAAACTTTGAGTTTATGAAAAACAGTGGCTACTTTATAGATAAATTTGGTGTATCTGAACTAGCAAACTATTGTGATCTTTTATTAGAAAGCCCAGAAATTCTGGAGCCAGCGTTAAAGCAGTATAAAATACAAAATGCTAAGTGGTTTCAAGAAAAACCTTAGAAAAATTTTGTTTTTTCCCTAACTTATCATATATTTGAAGTACATTAAACAATTTGACATGAGTAACACAATCCACAATTCTGAGGACTTAAAGGAATTCTTTAAATCACTCCCCGTAGTAGACGAATCAAGACCTGATCTACGTATTATAAACATTGAGATACTAGAGTCTGTAGTCAGACAAGCTGAAAACAGAGCCTCATTAGCTGCTAGTATGAACACTTTAGCTCAAGCTAAAGACATCGTACAAGAAGTATTTGGTAAATCATTAGTTAGTTTATAATACAATCTTACATGGATCAAAAAATAGAAAGGCCCTATGGTGCTATTACGCACGCTGAAGGGTTACGCAAAGGTCTAAAATACATTAATGATAGACGTAAAGGACGGATCAAGTCCTTAAGAACACCTTGGGATGCTATTAACAATGCAACCATTGGTGGTATAGAGTGGGGTAGCCTAGTTACAATAGGTGCACGCCCCGCTGCAGGTAAGACTATGTTCATTAGTCATATCCTGAGAGAGTCTAAAAGACTCAATCCAGATCAAGAATTTTCTATTTTAGAGTTCCAGTTTGAGATGGGTGATGAATCCTATGCTGCAAGAGAATTTGCTGCACAGGTTGCTATGGACTATAACGTAGTCCTATCTTCTAAAAAACAGTTAGATGATTTTGCTTACGAGCAAATGGAAAACTATCTGAAAGATGCAGAAGAATTAGAGAAGCTTGGTGTACAAAGAATACGTATAAAGAAGCCTCTTACTTCTGCTGACATGAAGAAAGCTATTCATCATTACTTCAATGAGTTAGGTGGTAAACCTATGATTGTAACTATTGACCACAGTTGGCTTGTAAAAAAAGCAGCAGACGAGAGAGAAAAGTTACAGACACTTTACAACATAGCAGATATGCTTATAGATGTAAAGCGTGACCTACCTGTTATTGTAATTATCCTTACACAGCTTAACCGTACCATGGAAGATGTATCACGCAGAACACCAGGTACAATTGCTAACTATCCTAGTTCATCAGATATATTTGGTGGTGATGCTCTCATGCAAGGTTCAGACTTAGTCTTTGCTATCAGTAGACCATTCACTCTAAACATTGAAGACTATGGGCCAGAGCATTATCAAGCTAGTAAAGAAAATGTATTCTTGCATTTACTGAAGCTACGTAACGGTGCTACAGATGATAACATCATTTTCTTACAAACAGATTTTAAAAGACAACGTATGATTGAGTCAGGTCCTCCACCAACCATACAGCAGCAACCACAAACATGGACACCAAGAGGACCTAGAAATAACAGACAACCTTCGGCTGATGTTGGCCAAGAATTATAAAACAAAAACACACAGTATGACAAGTAACACACAACAAGTAACAGATGTTAAAGAGCTTAAAAGACTTAAGCTAGAAACAATCAGGGATTTTCATCAAGATCTAATTGATGATTTAGAAATCCCACGTACAGATTTCAACATGAAGATGCCGTTCTATGATAAACATGGTAGAATGGTAGTAGGTATTTTCTCCTCAGAGTTTAGAAAAGAAAAAGGTTTCTTCTTTGAGTTGATTACTAGAGACCTTACTCCTGCAGATGCAGACCGTAAAGTTTATAGAGTACCAGTAAGTTCTTCATACGAAGAAGAGTATGAACTTAATGAAAAAGGTTCTTACCTTGTTCCTCTAGAAGAGCTAAGAGTTGTTAATCCTACATCAGTAGCTATTAAGAAGACAGCTAACTTTGGATCTAATCAAGAACAAGCTTTACCTTCTTCACTACCTAAAGCTCCTATGCAAGCTTATAAGGCACCGGCTACTATGGAAGACGCTCCTTACAGTGAAATGACTATTAGAGATTACTATGCTATCCAAACAGGTAAACCAGTAAGTTCTAAAATGTGGTTAAACGAGTTAATCAAATCTACAAAATAACATATGGCACAAGGAATCCTAATTATTGCAGAGTCTGGTTCAGGTAAGTCTACTAGTATAGAGACTCTTAATCCAGCAGAAACGTTTATTATAAACGTGGCTAACAAAGCTCTACCTTTTAAAGGGTGGAGAAAGAAGTATGTTCAGTGGAGTAAAGATAACCCAACAGGTAATCTATATTCTGCTAGTTCATCTACACAGATAGAAGCATGCATGAAGTATGTTTCAGAAAAACGTCCAGACATTAAGAACTTAGTTATTGATGACTTTCAGTATATGAGTTCCTTTGAGTTCTTTGAGAGAGTAGACGAGAAGGGTTACGAAAAGTTTACCCAGATAGGTGCTAACCTAGCACGTATTGCACGTATGCCTAAAGACTTAAGAGAAGACTTAATGGTCTTTATCCTTACACATGCTGAAGAATCTTCAGATATGGAGGGTAAAAAGAAGTTTAAAGCTAAGACTATTGGTAAAATGGTTGACGAAAAACTTACTTTAGAAGGATTATTTTCTATAGTTTTGTTTGGTAAAGTTAAGAAGGACAAAGATGGTAACATCAGGTATGTATTTGAAACAGCAAACAACGGTGAGAACACATGTAAAGCACCAAAAGGTATGTTTGACGAGTTTGAGATTACAAATGACTTAGCTTTAGTTAGACAGAGCATTATAGATTACGAGAACTAGTACTCAATTTTTCATTCACATAAATAAAAAACACGTATGTTTAGTACAAAAGGACAAGAAGTCAAAACAACAGGTGGGACAGCTAAGTCTCTACAAGCAGGAGTAGTTTATGCACACATTCACAGTGGGCAAGTAAGAACATCTAACAAAGGTGATAAGAAAACCTTAGAGTTAGTATTAGAAGGCCCAGCATCTGAGGGCTTTGAAGGTTGGGCTATTGATAAAAATAACCCTGACGGACCTAAGTATACAGGACAATCTAGTCGTGTATCTGCAACTATCTGGACTGACCAGTTCAATGATAGCAACGTATCTAAAAATGAGATTATGTTCAAGCTTGCAGTTATTGCATCAGAGCTTGGCTTAAGAGATCAGATTGATAATATTTCTGCATCTAGTCTTGAAGACTGGGTTGAGAAAGCTGTGTACATCTTAAAAGGACAAAACTTATACTGGTTCCTAAAAGGTACAGAAGAAGAATACAATGGTAAAACTATCATTAAGTTATCTCTTCCTAAGTATAAGTTCGTATCTGCTGATGAAGCAAAGCTTGACAAGTTTGATAAGAACAACCAGTATCACTATAAGGCTTTACAGAACAAGCCAGTATCTAGCTTTGAGCCAGTGAATAGTGACTTTGATATGTAATTAGCTGCCCAGAAGATAAAGGGGGGAGAGTTACTACTCCCCCTTCTTCATTTAATTCTAGATCATGTTTAAGATAAAAAATATGGTACATGACATTAAGGATGTTCCTACGTCATGGATATTTGAACACTTCTGTAAGCTTGGTGAAAAGCTTAGCGGGCATGATATAAAAATTAAAAGCATATTTAATTCTAAAGAACGTACACCTAGTATGTGTATATACTACGATGCTACTAAGGATACGTATAAGTACAAAGACTTTTCTTCTGGTAAAGGAGGTTCTGCAATTGATCTAGTAAAAGATCTAACAGGACTGAACTATCATAAAGCCTGTACTTTAGTAGTAGAGAATTATAATGACTTTGTCCTTCATAACAATGGAGGATATGATGTACAGAAATTTAAACAAGCTTCTAAGTATAAAGTTAGTAAGTTTGTTTTCAGGTCCTGGACCACACAAGATCAGTATTTCTGGACCCAGTTTAATATTGGATCTAGAATCTTAACAGAGCATAATGTAAGACCTTTAGATAACTACACTATGCATAAGGATTGCGATGATGGGCCCATTGATCTAACCATTAGAGGTAACTACTTATACGGTTACTTCAAAACAGATGGTACACTGTACAAAATATATCAGCCCAAGACGTTAGATAAAAAATTTATTAAAGTTCAGGACTACATCCAAGGATCTGAACAAGTTAAGAATGCACCTTATCTAATTATCACCTCTTCTTTAAAAGATGTTATGTCTTTAAAGAGCTTAAAGATACCAACTCTGGATATTATTGCACCAGATTCAGAGAACACTATAATCCGTAAAGAACTTATGGATCAATACATTAAGAAGTATAAGAAAGTAATTATACTTTTTGACTATGATGAGCCCGGCATAAAAGCTATGGAAAGATATAAAGAAATATATCCTGAAGTAGAATATGCTGCTCTACCAATGAGTAAAGATCCTTCTGATTCTATTAAGGACTTCGGTCCTAAAGAAGTATATCTACGTTTAGTACCTATACTTAACAAAAGAATATTAAATGACGAAGAAAAAAACAGTTAGACGAACTACTACTGTTAAGACTAGAAATGCAGGTACTATGACAGAGTCTGCATTTTGGAGTTTTATACGCAGTGCGTTACGTCAAAAGTCTAGATGGTGGAAACCTATTACAGAGTGTAAGCTTGAAGCTCGTAGAGCAT